AACCACTACGACGGGTCAGTTCCCGAAATCGTCTATGCATTGCCTGTGCTGGCGATCTTCGGCGCCTTGGGCCTTCAATATGGCCTCGCCTTCGTCGCACGTCGCAAACGGCGCGTGCTTGCGCGTCGCCTGTCTCCATTACAGCGTCTTCAGACATCGCAAGAACTCGATCCTGTTCCTCTCGGCGAATTCCTGCTGGTCACCAAGAAACCGCCTGTCGAAACCGTGCCTCGCCCCATCCAGGCGCTGATCGCGCGATGGGGTGCTCCGCCTTCCAAAAGTACCGACAACGTCATCGACGTAGTGTCCATTTCCGTGTGGATCATGTTCTGCGCGGTGGCGGGCTTGCGCGACCCGCTGGGTTTCCTAAACCGCCACTTGGGGATACCGACTATCCCGTATTGGCCTGTCTTCACGACCTTGTTTGTGCTGGCCTTGCTGCTTCTTCCTCGAGCACAGCTGCGCAAGATGAACGATCACTACGTCGCTGAGGCGAAAGCTTCCGGTCGTCGCCCCTTCCCTGCTCTGTGACGCCCGCCCCATGTCCCACCTGACGCCCCTGGAAAGCGCCGTCATGGACGCCATGATCTGGCAGATGGGCGACAGCGTCCCGGACCTGCGCGCACAGGTCGCCGCCAGTTCGCCGGGCCTGCGTCGCAACACTGGCGCCGGCCTCTATTCCCAGGTCGTCGTCGACGCGGACCGCGCGACCGCCAACCCGGACGCCACCGGCCTGTTCGGCACGGTCCATGCCATGGTCGCCGGCCTGCCCGACCCCGTCGGCTTCCAGATCGAGCTGCGCCAAGGCCGGCTGACGGCCTTGCATGGCCAGAGCTACGGCCAGGACACCCGCGCCATCGACTTCTCGACCACCGCCTTCGAAGAGGTCTTCACCGTCGACGAAGCCGGCCGCTCGATCCTGTTCCGTCCCGCCCGGCGCGCGCCAGATCCGATCCCGCCGAGACCCAAACCCGCCGCCCGACTGTCCGCTGCACCCGCCGCCCAGGCCGCGCCGAAAGCGCAATCCAGACCCGCGCCCCAACCGGCGTCAAAGCCCTCCGATCACGCCCTGCCGTTCGCCGCTGCAGCACCGGGCGTAGCGGAGATCATCGCCGGCCTGTCGAACCCCACGGTCTCGCGCGGCGGCCAGCTGGCCCTGGTCTATCTCGGCGCCTATGCGCTGGCGGCCGTCTTCATCCTGTTCGCCAACCTGGTGCTGCACGTCGGCTGGATCTTCGGCCTGGTGCTCGCCGGCTGGGCTTTGCGCTATCTCCACGGCAAGAAGGGCCGCGCCCAGATGGCCGCCCTCGCCGAAACCCTCGACCGCAACGGCGCTTTCCAGGCCCTCAAGCCGAACTGAACCGCGCGCCCGGCAGCATCGGAAACGTCACCAGCGACACCTCCCACAGCTCGACCCCGCTCAGCACGCGCAGCCGTCCCTGACGCCGCGCCCGCGCCGTGCGGTAGCCGATCGACAGCCCGTCCAGCGCCCCGGCCCGGCTCAGCGCCCCGGCGAACCGCGCCTCGGCCGACCAGTCCTCGATCCGGCCGCGCACGAACAGGCCGCGCGCATCCTCGACGATCTGCTCCCAGACCCCGACCGGCGCGCGCGCATCGTGCTGGTTCAGCATTCGCACCCCCTCAGCCCCCGTCTTGGCCAGACTGTCCGCAAACGCCCCCGCCTGCACCACGTCCCCGTTCAGATCCGCCACGCCCCACAGCGAGGCGTAGCCTTCGATTTGAAGGGGTGAGTGGTGAGTCGTGACTCGTGAATGCTTCTGTCGAGCCACCAATCCCGATTCACCACTCACGACCCGCCCTCCAACCTACGCTCGATCCGCTCCACGGCCGCCGCCGTCGCCTCGCCCTGAACCTCCAGCCGCGCCAACCGTTCGGCGACCAGCCTCTGCTCCCCGACCCGCTGTTCCAGCGTCGCGATCCGCGCCGCGGCGCCCCCGGCCCAGACCAGGCCGCCCACCGTCTGCACAACGACGGCGATCAGCAGCGCCGTCGGCACGCGCCGGATATGATGTTCGGTCATGCCCCCAACCCCGCCATCCGCCGACGCTCTTCGTCGGTCAGGAAGCTCGCCGCCTCCAGCCGCGCCCACAGGGCGTCCCGCTCGGGCTGCAGCGCCGAGACCGCATCCAGGTCCGCCCGGATTTCGCACCCCGCGAACCGCTCGCCCAGCCAGCCCGTCATCGCCCCCGCCGCCTTCCGCACCAGCGGGATCACCGTCTGACGCCAGAAGGCCGCATTGGCCTCGCGATAGTTGGCGTAGGTCGCATCGCCCGGAATCCCCAGCAGCTGCGGCGGAACCCCGAAGGCCAGGGCGATCTCGCGCGCCGCCGCATGTTTGCCGGCCGTGAAATCCATTTCCGCCGGCGTCAGGCTCAGCGGTTTCCAGTCCATCCCGCCCTCCAGCAGGATCGGCCGCCCAGCGTTGGTCGCCCCGGCATAGACGTTCGACAACTGATCCTTCAGCGCCTCGAACTGCCCGTCCGTCAACCGCTCGCCGTTCCTCGCCCCATAGACCAGCGCCCCCGACGGCCGCGCCGCATTGTCCAGCAGGGCCTTGTTCCAGGCGCCCGCCGCATTGTACGCATCCACCCCTTGCGCCGCCGCCTCCAGCGGCGACAACCCGTACCAGTCGTCCAGCGGGTGCCACAGCTTCAGGTGCATCACCGGCGCCCAGCCGTCCGCCGCCCGCCCGATCCGCACCGACCGTCCGTCCACGGAATAATCCCACGCCTCGGGCCAGCCTGACCGGCCCGGAACCACCTTCACCCGATCCGACCGCAGCGCCCACAGCTCGTCCGGCGCCCCGTCTCCATCCGCATCACCGGTCGCCTCGACATAGGCGTTGCCCGACACCTGCAGCGCGCCATAGACCGCCTCCATCAGCTCCGCCCCCGACTGCTCGGGATTGGGCCGACGCATCAGTTTCGCCAGCGGATGCGCCTCGTCGCGCGCCCCGTCCACGAACACCGCGAACGGCGCAGCCGCCGCCGCCTCGGCGATCATGCGGATGCAGCGATAGGCCACGGCATTCCTCTGATACCCCTCGCGCGCCAGGCTGGCGTAGTCGTTGGGCGTCCATCGCGGCCGCCCCACCCCCGACAAGGCGATCAGCCCGCCCGCCCGGCTTTCCTTCGCCTCAGGCGCGCCCACGCGCCCCGCCTGGCCGAACGGCCACCGGATCGAAACCATCGCAATCTCCTCAGATTTCTTGTCCCTTCTCCCAGTGGGAGAAGGTGGCTCGAAGAGCCGGATGAGGGTCGGCCGGCGTGCCAGTCCGCACGAGCGCGACCCCCACCCTTTCGCGTTGACCGATCGCTACGCTCTCGGACGCTCAAGCCCTCTCCCAGCGGGAGAGGGTGTCATCACCTTCAGCAACGGCCGCTCGACCCAGACGTGGACGACAGCCCCCGCCGCCAGACTGCCGACCACCGTCAGCCCCACCACCGCATCCCCCGGCAGGGCGACCATCCCGCTCTCGAATATCCGCCCCAGGGTCCGGATGACCAGCACATGGACCAGATAGATCGAGTAAGACGCATCCCCCATGAAGGCCGCCGCCCGCGACAGCCGCCCCGGCGCCCGGTCCGTCCGCTCCATCCGCACCACGCCGAACACCAGCAGGGCGCTGGGCAGACCCCAGACCGCTGCCCGCCTCAACCCGTTCCACGGATCGTTCAGCGCCCCCACATCGTCGATGCCGCCATAGCCAAAGACCAAGCCCAGCCCGAACCCGACCAGCGCCAGCCCGACCGCCCACACCCCAAGCCGACGCGGCGCCGACCGCCACACCCAGGCGATCCCGACGCCCAGCAGAAACTCCAGAATGATCGGCGCGCCCCAGAACCTCAGCACCGGCGCCGCCACGACCAATCCGGCCGCCAGCATCGCCGCATAGGCCCCGATCAGCAGCCAGCCGACCCGCCTGCCGCCCGCCACCGCCACCGCCAGGCCGAACCCGGCGTAGAACAGCATCTCGAAACACAGGGTCCATCCCGGCCCCAGCGCCGGAAACGTCATCTCCAGTCCGCTGAACGGCCAGAACAGAAACGTCGCCGCCGCCACCTCCGGGCTCAGCGTCCCGCCCCGCGCCATTCCGATCAGGATCGGCAGCGACAGCAGCCAATAGATCGGCGCCACCCGCCGAAACCGCCGCCACAAAAACGCGCCGGCCGCCTCGACGCCCGCCTGCCCCCGCGTCGTAGTGGCGATGATGAAGCCGCTGATGACGAAGAACACGTCCACGCCCACGGCGCCGAAGTTCTCCAGAGTCCCGCCGGCCAGCGCCGTCTCCAGCCCCAGCCGCGTCCCGGCCAGATCCACGGCGTGCGTGACGACCACCGCCGTCGCCGCCGCGAACCGCAGCGCCTGCACCCCGTAGAACCGCTCCCCCATCCGCCACGGTTACCACTGCGCGAGAGCGCGAGACAACCTCAGATCATCACGCGCGCTCGCACTGCCTCGGCGATCCTCGCCTGGCGCGCCGCATTGGGATGGACGGAATCGAACATCAGCCCGCCGCCGAAACTGCCGCCGAACAGGGCCGTCCCGTCGATGGGCGCCGCCAGCCCTCGCGTCGCCGCCACCTCGAACACCGCGTCCCGCAACGCGGCTTGCGCGGCATAGCTCGCCTTGCCCTGGGCCGGGTCCGACGGACATCCGGTCATCAGCAGCACATCCCCCGTCGTCAGGCACCGATCCACCAGCGTCCCCAGCCCGGCCTTGTAGGTCGCGACCGCCGTCCCCGCATTCCAGTCGTTGATGGTCAGGCACACGACCGACAGATCGGGCGCCGCCGACGGGATCGCCCCATAGGCCCGGTACGGCTGATCCGTCGTGATCCAGTCCGCGATCCGGGCCCCGCCCCATCCCGCATTGATCACCCGCGCCCGCTTCACGTCCGACCGCCACGCGACCCCGCCCGCGATGAACACCGCCCCGCCCGAGGCCCAGCGCACGCTCACCGGTCCTGCCGCCTCGGGAAAGGCCACGGTCGTGACGTCCATCGACGCCGCCTTGGTGGTGTTCACCGTCGCCCGCACTGCGCCGTCCGTCTCGACCGTCAGCACCCCCAGCGCCGTATTGGTCACGGCCCACAGATCGAACCGATCCACCGGCCGGTCCGGCTGAAAGCTCCACACGCCCGTCGACGACGCCGCGCCCGAGAACAGCTTGCCGCCCATCCCGGTCAGGGCGTTGACGCCCCACCCGGCGCCCATCGTCACCCGCGGATCATAGGCAGAATAGCTCCCGCCGGCCCCATCCGCCGCCCCGGCGCCCGCGACCGACGCCGCCGACGCCGGCAGGCCCCGCCCGCTCATCATCGCCGCCAGCCGCTCGGGCCAGGCGCTCGCCCGACCGTTCGGCGTCCAACCGCCGGAGACTGCGCCATAGCCTTGGGTCACGCTGTCGCCGATGCACAGCAGCCGCGCCTCGCGCCCGCCCGCCTGCATGGTCCTGACCGCCGCCGACCAGACGGGCAGGTCGGGCACGGCGAACCGCGCCCTCCCCAGAACCCCGCCCGGCGCCGCCGTCGCCGCTCCGATCTCGACACCCGACATCAGTCGAAGGCCGCCACGATCTGCGTCGCCGTCGTCCCGGTCGCCATCACCCGGCGCACCTGCACCGGCAACCACCCCACCGGATGGTTGGCGAAGGTCACGGCGTCCCCATCCTCGCCCCCGACCGTCAGCACACGGACATTGCCCGCCCCACCGACATACAGCGCCTTGGCGTAGGTCGTCAGATCGGCCGTATCGCTGGGCGTGACCGCCGCCGCGCGCCTCGCCGGCCCGCCCGCGTCGCGCCCATGGTTCAGCAATCCGTCCCGCTCGGGAATGGCCGGCATATCGTCTCTCCTGTCGTTGAAATCTTGAGGCTCTAAAGCCCCCGCAATCGCGGTCCCGCCGACTGCGGCCCCAGCATCAGCCGCGTGATCGCCCACACCAGGGCGTCGGCCCGATCCGGGCTGGGTCCGCCCTCGCTGCCCAGCGCCAGCATCTCTTCCTCCAGCGCCGGGAAGGCGTCGCAGTGGACCACCCGCCCCTGTTCATAGAGCAGGGCCACCGGCTCGGCCCGCGCCGCCTTGGACCGCGAGGCGTGGACCATCTCGATCCGACAGGGACACGCGCTGATGGCCAGGACCGAGCGCACCATGTCGCCGCCCTGGTTGCTCTCGGCGACCACCTCCTGCGCGCCGAACTCGTGCGCCGCCGCGCTGACCGCCCCGCCCCAGCTCTGGGGCGAGCGCCCCTGCACCGTCCGGTCGGCCAGCACGAAGGCGTGGCGACCTTTTCGCCCCACCACCACGATGCCGCAGGCGTCTCCGGTCGCGGTCGCCGGCGGATCGACCGCCACGACGATCCGGTCCAGTTCGGCCGGCCGTGCGCCCCTGGCCCGTTTCAGGTCCGCGATGCGGAACAGGGCGCCCTCGCCCTCGACCACCACGCCTTCCAGCTCCTGGGCCGCCAGCCGCGTCCCGCCATAGACGTCGTTCAGATGCGCCAGAAAGCCGGGCGACAGATTCTGCGCGTTCAGCGCCGTCGCCGCCCGTTCCGTCACCGTCCCCGCCTCGGCCATCAACCGCCTCAGCGCCGGGATCGGCCGGGGCGTCGTCGTCACCGCCAGCAGCGGCGAGGCCCCCAGCCGCAGTCCGAACCTCAGGTTCGACAGCACCATCTCCGGCCGCCGCCAGGCGCAGAATTCGTCCGCCCAAGCGGCGTGAAACTGCGGCCCCCTCAGACTGTCGGGATCCTCGGCCGAAAACGCATAGGCCGCCGACTGATTACCCCACACCAGCCGACGCCGCCCCGCCTCCCAGCGCGGCCGGTCGCCCGGCTCCGCCAGCGCCTTGATACCCGACGCCCCCTCCACCATCACCTCGCGCACATCGTGCAGGGCGGGGCCGACCAGGGCCAGGGTGATGCCGGGCAGCTCTCGCGCCATGATGTCGATCCAGACCGACCCGGCGAAGGTCTTGCCCGATCCCCGGCCGCCCAGCAGCAGCCAGGTCTTCAGGTCGTCGTCAGTCGGCGGAAACTGATGCTTCGCCAGCCGACAGTGATTGCGATGCAGCCTTAGCCCGCGCTCTTTCAGCAGCTTCGGCGTTCTTCTCTTCCAGAATTCGATCAAGCCGCGCGTGTTCGACGACCAGTTCCTGTCGGATTCGCTCGTCCTCGGCGGGGTCGTAGGTTCGTCCACCCATCTCGTCCTCTTCGTTGTCGCTCAGGCACAGCAGTCGCATCGCCTCGACCGCCTTGGCCGAGCGCGCGATCACCCCGATCTGGCGCGCGACCTTCTCGGCGACGGCGGGGTCCTTGACGTCCGTCTCGCAGACGCTCTTCGCCGTCTCCTCGATCTTGGCCTTCATCATCAGGAACAGGGGCTCCATCCACCCGGCGCAGGACGCAGCCGTCTCGCGCGCGCCGCCGCAGCCGCCCTCTTCGTCATCCCGATTTCCCGTCATGCCCAAACCATAGCGGACCAGCGTCCTCAGGCCGGAAGAACGCCCACATAATTCGCCAATGGCTTGTTTTCGCAGCCTTTCAACCAGCGTCATTGCGCTGGCTAAGAGGTGCTACCCTATCGCTCCCGGCCCCGTTCGACCGTCCATTCCGGCGCCTCGAAGTCCAGCGCATCTTCCGGCTCGGCCAGCGCCAGTTCCGAAATCGTCTGGCCCCGCACCGACACGCCCGCCGTATGGACCGTCTCGCGACTGCCCGAGATCAGATGATGCCATTTCGCCAGCGGCCGCCCCTCGTGCAGCCGGCGATAGGCGCACGACTTGGGCATCCACTCCAACGCCTCGATGTTTCCGGGCGTCAGCTTGATGCAGTCCGGCACCTGGGCCTTGCGGTTCGCATAGTCCGAACAGGCGCAGGCGTTCGGATCGAACAGCTTGCAATGCACCCGCGTCGGAATGACCTCGCCCGTATCCTCGTCCTCGAACCGGATCACGCAGCACAGCCCGCACCCGTCGCACAGCCCCTCCCACTCGGAAGGCGACATCTCGGCCAGGGTCTTGGTTTCCCAGTAGGGCTGCATGGCGCGCCTCATACGCGCCGCGCCGCCGCTTGTCACAGCCTCAATGCCCGACCGTCTTGGAGAACAGGCTTATCACCACCACTCCGCCGACGATCATCGCCAGCCCGACCATCGCCGGCAGGTCCAGCCGCTGGCTGAACACCACCGTCCCGATCACCGAGATCAGCACCACCCCCAGCCCGCTCCAGATCGCATAGGCGATCCCCACCGGCATCTGCCGCAAGGCGATCGACAGAAGGTAGAACGCCAGGCCGTAGCAGACCGCCATCCCCGCCGTCGGCCAGGCCCGCGTGAACTGCTGCGAGGCCTGCAGCATCGTCGTGCCCGCCACCTCCAGCGCGATGGCGCCCAGCAGCGCGGCCCAGGTGATCATGTTCATGACAGGCCCATAACCCGGCCCGACGCCCGGCCGCAAATCCACAGCCTGCGGCTCGTATCGCCTTTCCAGTGGCGAAATGGGCCTGGACCCCTTAGATCACACCCGTTTCCGCCCCCCTCCGCCGCGCTGTGCGCGGTTTCCCTCTCCGGCGTCGCCCGAGAGGATCGAAAGTCACATGGCAGCCAGACCCCCTCTCGTCGCACTCAAGGACGTCCGTCTTCAGGACGGCCAGCGCCCCCTCTTCGACGGCGTCGACCTCGCGGTCGAACCGCGCAGCCGCGCCGCCCTGGTGGGGCGCAACGGCGCGGGCAAGTCCACCCTGATGAAGGTCGTCATGGGCCTGATCGAGCCCGACAGTGGCGACCGCTCCATCCAGTCCGCCGTCCGCTTCGCCTATGTGCCGCAAGAGCCCGTGATCACCGGCGAGACCCTGCTGGACTATGCGTCGTCGGGCGAGGCCGAGACCTGGACGGCCGAAAGCTGGCTGGAGACCTTCGGCCTGAACCCGGCGAAGTCGACCCAGGGCCTGTCTGGCGGCGAAACCCGCCGCGCCGCCCTGGCCAAGGCCTTCGCCGAAGAACCCGACCTGCTGCTGCTGGACGAGCCGACCAACCACCTCGACATCCTGGCGATCGAACTGCTGGAGAACGAGCTGATCCAGGCCCGGTTCGCCCTGCTGGTCGTCAGCCACGACCGCGCCTTCCTGAACCGCGTCACCAACACCGTCCACTGGCTGGAAGGCCGTCGGGTCCGCACCCTGAACAAGGGCTTCGTCGAGTTCGACGAATGGTCCTCCAAGGTGCTGGAGGAAGAGGCGGAATCCCTGCGCCGCCTGACCAAGACCATCGAGCGCGAGACCGCCACCTTCTATTCGTCCATCACCGCTCGCCGCAGCCGCAATGAAGGCCGCGCCCGCTCGCTTCAGGCGCTGCGCGCCGAACGCGCCGAGAAGATGAAGGACGTGCCGCGCGAACTGTATCTCGGCGTCGATTCCGGTTCGACCTCGGGCAAGCTGGTCGCCGAGATCAAGCATGTCTCAAAGGGCTTCAACGGCCGCACCCTGTTCAAGGACCTGACCACCCGCATCATCCGCGGCGACCGTCTGGGCATCGTCGGTCCAAACGGCGCGGGCAAGACCACCCTGGTCAAGACCCTGCTGGGCGAACTGGCGCCCGACGAGGGCACGGTGCGCATGGGCGCGAACCTCGAGCCGGTCTATCTGGATCAATCGCGCGAGGGGCTGAAGTCGGACATGACCCTGTGGGACGCCCTGACGCCGGGCGGCGGCGACAGCATTCTGGTGCGCGGCGTGTCCAAACACGTCGCCGCCTACGCCAAGGACTTCCTGTTCTCCGAGGCCCAGTTGCGCCAGCCGATCTCGACCCTGTCGGGCGGCGAGCGCAACCGCCTGCTGCTGGCCAGGGCGTTGGCCAAGCCGGCCAATATGCTGATCCTCGACGAACCGACCAACGACCTGGACATGGACACGTTGGACAAGCTGGAAGAGCTGCTGGAGGGCTATGATGGCACCCTGATTCTGGTCAGCCACGACCGCGATTTCATCGACCGGCTGTCCACCTCGACCCTGGCCCTGAACGGACGCGGCGACATCGTCGAGACCCCCGGCGGCTGGACCGACTTCATCCGCCAAAACCCCGGCTTCCTTCAGCCCGGTTCGAACCCCCGCCCCCAGGACAAGGCCGCCGCCCAGCGCGCCGCCGCGGCGCCCCTGCCCGCCGTCGCCCCAAAAAAGACCGCCAAACTCTCCTTCAAGGACGCCCACCGCCTGAAGGAGCTCGAAACGCTCATCGACACCCTGCCCGCGACCATCGCCAGACACGACGCGACCCTGGCCGACCCTGGCCTCTACACTCGCGACCCCAAGGCATTCGACGCCGCCATGAAGGCTGCCGAAAAGGCCCGCGCCGAGCTGGAATCCGCCGAACTGGAATGGCTGGAGCTGGAAGAGAAGAAGGCGGCCCTGGCGGGATAAATACCGAACGGCTCGTCACTTTGGCGAGGACGGCTTCAGGTCCTAACCCTGACTGTCCGGATCCCCGGGCGGCGTCTTCGCTGCACCCCGGTTCTGCATCACGCTGACGGCGATGCAGGCGACCAGGCCGAACGCGAACCACAGGCCGAACTTGCCCGTCAAAAGCCCGACCAAGCCAAAGATCAAC